AACTAAATCGTTTTTCTCAGAAATGGGTAAATTAGGCCAGAAAGCCAAGAAATCTAAAGCCCCCCTTAAGCCCCCCTTAAAAACGGAAACAAGCTATAATATAAAAGAAGATAATATAAAACAAAACGCTGAATTTAAATCTCTGTTTGACTCTGCAAGAAAACTTTATCCTGGCAAAGTGTTAGGGTTAGAGCCTGAATGGGAAAACTTCACAAAGAAGCATCCACTGAAAACTTCTAGCCTTTTACTTGAAGCGATTACAAACCAAATCGCCTGGAGAGAAGAGGCTGATAATTCTAATGAGTTTATTCCACCATGGAAACATTTTAAAACTTGGATAAATAATCAGTGCTGGACAGAGGAAAAGCAACAGATAGAAGAAACGTCACAAAAACAAACTCACTCAAGGATAATGGTATAATGGAAACTAAACTCGTAGACTATGACGCCCTTTTTGAGGATGTTCAAACAACTTTTGAAAATGGTGATAAACCTGGACTATCTACCGGAATGGAGTGGTTAGATAAGAACTACAGGGTCGAACAAGGAGAGGTTTGTGTTATAACAGGGTTTCCGGGCTCAGGGAAGTCCGAATTTATGGATTACCTGTCTGTGTGTCTCTCAAAATTATACGGCTTTAAATACGCTTATTTCAGCCCTGAGACAAAGCCCGCACATTACCATGTTAGACGGATTATACAGAAGTTTTATGATAAATCATTCTTTAAGCGTGACAATGTAGACCCAGGTTACAGAGTACCACAATTAGAGCATAGTGAATTAATTGAAGGTATGCAGTTTTATAAAGACCATTACAGCCTAATTGACTCCGGTTCTAATGTGACAATAGAGGATATTTTTAAGGTAGTTTTAAAGGTTCAAGCTGAAAAGGGAATCAATGGTTTTGTTATTGACCCATGGAACCGCCTTGAATCGTCAAGACCTTCCGGAGTGAGTGAAACTGATTTCATAAGCAAGACACTTGACAAAATCTCTACTTTCTGCGAAAAGCACGTAATATCATGCTGGATAGTTGCTCACCCCTCAAAGCCACCAACAAACACCAAGGGCGGCTATACACCGGCAATAAGCTTATATGCGGTCTCTGGTTCCGCTCACTGGTACAACAAGATAGATAACGGGATTTGGATACGTAGAGACACGATTAAAGGCACGGTTATCGCTGACATTTTAAAGATAAAAAAGCAGGATAACGGGGAAATAGGCGAGGTGGAAATGAAGTTCAATCCGTATACTGGAACTTATTCAGAGGCTCCATACTTATGATGCATGAAACGGATGAAATGAGAAAAGTGGCAAATAAAATACAGGCTGACCACAACAAAGGCTATGACGTAATGAACCGGATTAACGCTTATATCAAAAAGTACTTGGTTTACTGCGAAGACTGTAGAACTGAAGACGTCACGCCTGTACACGACTGCGAAGAAATTCAACAAAGGAAACTAGATGCAAGAAATATCGAAGAATACATGGATTTTATATGAGGCAAGGAAAAAGCAACTCAGGGAACAATGTTTAACGCCTGAAGAGTACGAACAAGAGGTTTTAAGGCTGGCTGAAGAGCTGGGAATTTAAGGAGGGGATAGAATGAATTGGATTAATGTAAAAGAATGTTTACCGGAAATTGGTCGATTGGTAATTGTTGACGGTGGGGTCGCTACTTATGAGATGGGGGAATGGTATTCACAGACTAGGCAAGAGGATAGGGTAATAACTTGGGCCGTTACTCACTGGATGCCACTCCCAAAACGTAAAATCTGTAAATGCAATGAGGGGATAGGATGAAACGACACGAGAGATTGAAAAGGGTTCTAGAATACTTGGACGATGAGAGAGGCAACTGGGTTAAATACAACGCTAAAAACCTAAAGCTAGTATCCGAGAAGTATGACAAGCTAAGGTTTGAAATGATTAAGGACTTAGAGCTAGAGGTGATAAAACTTAATAGGCTTCGAGTAGCAAAAACTTACGTAAACAAATTAGCTAATGACGTTTTAAGAATGCAAGAAGAGGTTCATTTAGGCGGTGTATTCAGAACATCAGTGATAAGAACCGAAAAAGTAAAGCAATTATTTAGAGAACACGGCATCAATTTTATTGAAGCAAACTTTTAAGGAGGGGATAGAATGCACGGACACTGTATTTATGATTTTGAGAGAGCTGAAAAGGTTAGAGAGTATTACAGACTGCCAGGGGAAACCCATATCAGCACGTCTAAAAAGTTTGGAATCTCTAGAGCTTTAGTTGGTAGAATAGTCACTTATCAGAAATACGCACAACCAGAGGAGATAAAATGACACTAAATTATGATTGGACGCTAAAAGATGCAAATTTCACAAAAGACCAAGGAAAAGTATTTAGCTGTTTTTCCTGTGGTGGTGGTTCAACCATGGGCTACAAGTTAGCTGGATTTGATGTAATCGGCTGTAATGAAATTGACCCTAGAATGATGGAGGTTTACAAAGCTAACCATAAACCTAAGTACTCTTTTTTAGAATCAATTACCACTTTTAAAGCTAGAAAAGATTTGCCAAAAGAGCTTTATGACCTTGATATTTTAGACGGTTCACCACCTTGTAGTAGTTTTTCAGTAGCCGGAAACCGAGAAAAAGACTGGGGTAAAAATAAAAAGTTCAGAGAGGGGCAGGAAAAACAGGTTTTAGATACTCTATTTTTTGATTTTATAGACCTAGCAAAGGAATTAAAACCTAAGGTTGTGGTTGCTGAAAATGTTAAAGGTTTATTGATTGGTGAGGCCTTGTCTTATGTAAGAAAAATTTATGATGAATTTGATAAAGCAGGGTATTACTGTCAGCATTGGCTTTTAGATGCTTCAAAAATGGGTATTCCACAAAGGAGGGAAAGGGTGTTTTTTGTGTGTTTGCGTAAAGACTTAGCGGGCCCGTTTTTATATCAAAAAGACCTTTTTACACAGGTTCCAGAATTAAAACTGGAGTTTAATGAAAAAAAAATAAAAATTAATGAATTTGTTGAATTTGAACAAAAAAAAGAATCCATTAATTACGGGGTTAAGCGTTTTGGTGATGTTATTCTGAATTTAGAAAAGCCGGCCCCTACTATAACTAGTGGGGTAAGATTTTGGTTTAATCCTAAAATGATTTTAAAAAAAGAATGTTATAATTTAATAGGCTCTTATCCATTAGATTATGATTTTAAATCTCAAAATAATATTTATGTAATTGGTATGAGTGTACCGCCTTTGATGACTGCAAGAATAGCAAATGAAATAAATAAACAGTGGTTTAAGAAGGGGATAGAATGAATTGGATTAACAGACACGCAATTTTCTTTTTTATTGGAATAGTAACAGCCCACGGCTGGGAGATTGCAGAGTGGGAGAGGTGGGTTTTTCTTGTAGTACTGTGCCTTTTGGTAACCTTACGAGATATAAGCATAAAGGGGATAGAATGAGAGAGTTAAACACAACAAACAAGGAGACGAGCAAATGACTAACCCATTTAGAGAAGACTGGAAAGCACAAAGATTAAGTGAGTTAGAGGACGATATTGCAGAGCAGAAGGAGCTAGGCGAGGAGCTAGTTAAAACGCTGTCGTCACTGGGCAATTTAGTGGAGATACAAACCAAAGCGATTAAAACATTGGCTCAAAGGGTGGTAAAACTGGAGGGTGAAATATGAGTGAATATGATGCGAATAGAATGGATGATTTAATCGAAGGCGGTATACATGAGCGTGAAGAGTGTTACGCTAGAATTGACAACCTAGAAAAGGAACTTAAAGAGTTAGGGACTGAAAAGGCTAAACTAGAGCAGCATAAAACCAACTTAGTTGAGAGTTTGCGGAGAAATGGTGATGAACTATTTGAGGCTAAGAAGGAGTTAAAACAACTTAAAGAGGGTATAAGGAACCTAAAGACTTATGACATGGAAAACATATCTCGTGGATACCATCTTGATTATTCAATGGTAGACCAAGAAGAGCCACTAAAAGAAAAGTTTTGTGGTGACTATGTAGAAGTAGAGGCCTTAAAGAAACTTTTAGAAGGAGATAAGGGTGAAATATAAGTGTGAAACTTGCGGGGTAGAGCTAGTAAAAGGGGAGTCAATGCCCCAAACTGTCGAACAATGGCAATACATGCAAGCCCTTACAGAAAAGGCAATGCTTAGAGATAAAGAACAGATTTCAAGACTTAAAAGAAAAATTAACAAATTAGAACAAAGGAGATAAATAGAA